AAAACGACCAATCTTCTTACTAAAATGATGGAACGAAAAAAGTTAAGTAAAAACAATGAATTGGTCTACAATCAAGAGAGTGGACACATTGAATCCATTCCAGGGCTTACGTTCAATAAAATCACCCGATTGTTTTCTTTGGTCGCGGATAAACCGTCTACGTTAAAAGTGAAAAAAACAATAGATAAAATTGATTAAAAACAATCTATAATATTATAGATAATGTTTAACGACGAAATCTATAATGTTTTCTTGGACTGCCCGCACCACCTTATCCACAATACGTTAGAATCCAGTGTAATCGTCTATTTAAAGGAGTTTGTCGCGGACTTTATGGACGAAGAAACCATCGATCGTTGGATAGAACACGACTTGGACGATTGTCTCAAAGAGTTAAAATTAAAACGGAGCTATCCTAGTTTTATTTCCACCATGGAGGAACAAATCGCCTTACGTCCTTCTATAAAAGAACATATAGAACACTTACAAGCCATGACTCAACCAGAACAGCGCACGGACGCTTGGTATGATTTTCGCGCGAACCATATCACCGCGAGCAATGCGTGGAAAGCTTATTCAGATAAAGAAAAGGTCCGTAACCAACTCATTTACGAAAAATGTAAACCATTAGAACCTAAGAAATACGGACCTTCGTTGAGTGAAACGCCTATGACTTGGGGTCATAAATATGAGCCTCTTAGTGTAAAAATATACGAATGGTTAAACGATACAACGATAAGCGAATTTGGTTGTATCGAACATCCAAAACATAGTTTCTTGGCGGCTTCACCCGACGGCATCGTGACGGGAGCCCATAATTACGGACGAATGATTGAAATAAAAAATGTGGTGAGCCGTGAAATCACCGGCATTCCTAAACACGATTATTATGTTCAAATGCAAATACAAATGGAAGTATGCGACTTAGACGATTGCGATTTTGTGGAGACAAAATTCACCGAATACGATTCATACGATTCATTTCTAAAAGATGGCTCATTTCATTTGTCTCACGATGAAAAGAGAAAAGGTATTATAAAAGTTTACATAGTAAACGATGTATATGTATACGAATATATGGAGTTGGACCATTTGTATCCGTTGGAATTTTTAGACGCCGAACCTAAAGAAGGATGGTTTAAGAATGTATATTGGAAATTGGACGTCTATTCGTGTGTCTATGTACCGAGGTGTAAAGCGTGGTTTGATTTAACCTTGGAAGAGATGGAACACACTTGGACTACCATTTTAGACGAACGAGAAAATGGTTCTTATGTCTTGAGACAACCCACCAAACGCATCAAAAAAGAAGAAGTTCATTTGGGTTGCTCCGTCACTGAAACGGACTTTGAACAATCCCTTTCTTAACGTGACTTCAACCGTTTGTCCAAAATATTCATATTACGAAAGATTTTTTTCAATAAAAAATTCGTAGGGCGGCGACGTTTGGATTGTTCCCTCATAGTGTTTATCATTTTTTTTTTTGCTAATGCGCGCCGCCTACTTTTGTCTCCGTTTTTAAATTGATTCCTTATAGTATTCATATTATTACCGATTCTGTTTAAGAGTAATTGTGTGGCGGGGGGCGCTTTTCGTTTACCCTCAGCACGAACCAGTTTAAGACTATTCGATCTTTTTTTTAAAGAATTAAACATATTTTTTTTTTCATTTCTCGTTCGATTGATTCTATATTCCTTTATAGCGTTTTTTATTTCTTCAAACGGTTCAGTCTGTATTTCATTATTTATATTAGACTTGGCTTGTTTTAAACAAGCCTCTAAACTTACGCGTATCCCTTTTAATATTTCTATCAAATTTATGTAGGAGGTGCGATGCGATTGGCGCTCTTGGCTAAGAACATTATGCGCATAGTCTTTTAGTTTATCTTGTATTTTTTTTTCATACATATCGACCGTTTCACCCATTTGTTCTAATACTGGGATGATTTGTTCGTATTGAAACCCTTCGGGACGGTTCATCTCTTTCATTTTTTCTTCTAAATCATTTAGGAGACTATTTTTCATATCATGTATCATTTTTTCATATTCTATTAATCGATTTGGTGATTTGGATGCACGGTTTTCTGCGTGAAGAGAATGTGTCGACTTTGAAAATACTTTTACAGAACGGGCTTTATTTCGAGCCACCTTGCGAGCCTCATCTCGGGCTTTCATTTGTTCAAATACTTTAGTCTTTTTTTTCAGCACGCTGGACTTTTATCATCGGATTCACAGAAACACTACCCCTAGAATTTGTGGGATCTGTACTGAAAAATGGATTAAAAGACATATATATATATAATATTTTAAATGGTCATTAATAATTATCTAACGAACGTTTAAAATTATTTCTCGCGCGAGGACTCGTTTTATATAACGTTTTTTCACTCGGTTTGGTTCCCATACGCCTTTGTTCTCTCTTATTTCTTATAGCCATTGTTCTTCTTTTCAAATTTTGAAGTATTTCTTTCTTTTGTATATTTCGTCTTATCTTGCGTTCGCCTGGGTGATTGGTCAATAGGTTTTTTATTAGTTTTCGTTGATTAGCACGGGACCTTTTTTCAACTCGTTCATCGCGATTTCGTAGATGTCTTCTATATGATTTTGTATTTTTTTTTACAGAATTATATTTCAACGATTGGTTTATTTTACGGAGAGGTGGCTTTGATTTGCGCGTGCCATCTGAATGTATGGGTGTACGAACTATAGAACGACTAGTAGACGGATTCATATTGACCCTGGAATTTCTGCGCGATGTACGAAACATAGAAAATGGATTAAAAGACATATATATATATATAATATTTTAAACGCACCCGACAAGTCGCTAAATCGTCTTGTAATATGGAGCAAGTGGACGTTAATCCATTAAAAGGAGTCATGCCAAACGCGACTAAACCGATTAAGGTAAACGTATTTTATTTCAACATTTCCTTGTATATCAGATACACGTGATCGTCTAGGTAATTCTCATTATAAAAATTAAACGAATTACTTCCAATATCTATACGCGTGTTTTCATTCAACCAAATATTTGAACCCTAATGTAAATTAGAAAACAGAATCATCAACTTTAATTCGTTGGTAGTCCTTAAAATATTTTAATAAATTGACATTCGACGTTTGACATACTATATTTTATCAAAATGATTTCAATGGAATTGACTCCGTATTAAATCTTATACTGTTCATAGGAATGGAGAAAAAAGCCTAGAATACACTTCGTCGCTTTTACGTATATCAATAAAAAGATATGAATCGCGGATCTTATACGTTCTGATAAGGATATAAAAACGAATATGTGATGGAAATGCTTAATTCAATGTGCAGATGTTACAACGAGGAAATAGATTGACCGTCCGAATGTTGCTCTCCAATGGAGTGTAAAATTACATTGTAATAACCAGGTCGGGTGTCTAATTATAATTTTAGGTGACACACTACAGAAATTATAGAGAATTGTCCTGTTTGGAAGATTTAAATACGGAATACCATTAATGATTGGACATAATTGTCGTCTTTCTTTTACCCCTTACCCATTCGCCATCATAGGTTAATCGACCATTTTTGTCATATTCTTTACCTTTGCCGTGACGCACGTCATTGACCCATTCGCCGTCATATTCGGTTTGTCTATGAGCGTATTTTATTTCATTTACATAATATTTTTTACCTAAACCGTGGCGTTTATGATCATTCCAATGTCCATAATAAGCTAATTCATTGTTTATGTATAATTTACATTTTCCTAAATATTTACCACTCGCGCATTCTCCTTCATATAGAAAGACGCCCACATAATATTTTCCTTCTATAAAATTGCCCCCACACCAACTTCCGTCAAATTTTATGTTCCCGTTTTCATAATATTCTTTGCCGTGCATGTTATATTTGTCTTTTACCCATGTGCCTTCGTATTTTAATTCTCCTGTTTCATAATATTCTTTACCTTGTCCTTCGCGAAATTGTCCTTTAAATTCGCCTTCGTATTTTAATTCTCCTGTTTCATAATATTCTTTGCCTAGGCGATTCGTATGAGTCATCCGTATTTTATAATGATCGGGATAATAAGCTATGGTATGCACGCCATTATTTTCATATTTTAATCGTCCATTTTCGTAATATTCTTTGCCGAGCCCGTAATATTCGTATGTTACCCATTCACCTTTGTATTTTAATTCTCCTGTTTCATAATATTCTTTCCCTTTTTTGTATTCACCTTCTTCGTATTCACCTTCGAAACATAATTTTCCATTACTATATTCTTTCCCTTTTTGGCGTAGATCTTCTTCGTATTCACCTTCGAAACATAATTTTCCATTACTATATTCTTTCCCTTTTTTGTATTGACCTTCTTCGTATTCACCTTCGAAATATAATTTTCCATTTATAAAATATTCTTTACCCATTTTGTATGCACCTTCTTCGTATTTACCTTCGTATTTTAATTCTCCTATTTCATAATATTCTTTGCCTTTGACGAAAATAAACTCATCATCTGAATAAAATTCATTGTCTGAGACACGTTTCACCACATCGTCATAATCCAATAGGACACATGTACCAATATAATATAATGTTCCATCGTCGTAATAACGACTAATTTGACCAGACGAATCATAGTCCACATCTATTGTTCCGTTTTCGTGATAGAATGTGAACTGGTTACGATTCAATTCACATTCTAATGTTCCGTGTTCATAGTATTTTACATAATTCTGAACAATATTAATTCCGCCAATGGACTTGTTTTTTAAAACGAACACAGGCTTCGCTGGCTTCTTCTTTTTATATTTTGGCGTAAACGAAACGCTATGTAAGAGAATCCAATATTTATCTTTTAAATCATTAACATGTTGTTCGGCGTCGTTTATCGTTTCCAAAAGGGTTTTAATAGTCATACTTAAATTGTATGACCACAGATTTTTCAATTTCAAAGAAATATTATTCGTCACTTTATTTTCAACATAATATACTTATTCTGTTTATTTCTTGATGAATAATCATAAAAATATACTTGTTCATTGTGTGTTTTTATTTGCTCGAACAATGGGCGTATATTTGTGAAATATAATGCTATGATCCCTTGGTCGTTTGTTATACTGATAGGATATTCTATTAATAATTTCAATAAATCATCATACGTATCTTTTTTTATTATGCTTGTATCGTATAACATTATGGTGGTTTGAAAATAATCTATGTTTAAATCATATGTTTGTGATAGTTTCGTAAAATAGTCTATATTATTTTTGTCAAATTGATCATGTAATTTCCATTGATACGTTGGAAAAGCATCGGATTGAGCCAACAATGTATTTTCTTTACATTCGCGTATCATAGGCGATATATCTGACAAAATAGTTATTCCACAATCCAAATAAAAAATATAATCCCATTGTTTGAAAAATGTGTTGAATAAATGTAGTTTATGAAATTGAAACTGCTTCATAAACCAATGAGGAGGGCGTTTCATAACTTTTTGTATAGTTGTAAACTGTTGTGAAAAAGGAATATTTGGAAAATATGTTACGAGGATATTATTTTGTTGAATGAATTCGCAATTCAACAAAGGACTATTATTTAAATCGTCCCCAACGACTAAACAAATATTTCCTTTGTATTTTCCGTGTGTAATTAATTGTTCGCACGTATACATAAATTTATTAAAATATGGTTTGTTGCATAAAAATACCACGCACAAATTCTTGTAACCCATTATTATATGATATAATAATGGGTCATTGATATAACGCACCTTTGTCATTTTTTCTTCTGAGATTTAAGTCAATATTATGTTCTCTATTTCTTAAATTTAGAATTGATTCATAAATACTCCTTTGTGATTTAGGTTTTCTCTTCGGATTCTTCTTTCGCGAATTATAGATTGTCCGTTTCTTAACGATTTCCAAATTCCTTTTCTTCCATTTTATGAGGTTACCTATTGAATGATTTCGAATTCTATATTCATTTAACATTTAATGTTTTATAACGATTCATTAAAATCAAATATGAATATTTCAATATTTGGTAGTTGAATTACTTTTTTCTTCATTTTTGTAATAACTACCATTTTCTTCATTTATCTAATTTTTCCATAAGATATTTTAATTCTCTTATTTTTAGTTTCATAAATTACAAGATTTATTTTTATAAATCAGAACTTTTATAAATGTGATAGCCTAATGAAACTCTCATTTTACGCATTTGGGGTTCTCAGAGACATATCTTATTCGACCGTCACCACTTTGGCTAAGTTACGGGGTGTATCTGGATTGTATCCGCGTAATACGGCTAATTCGTATGACAGCAATTGTAAAGGAATTATATTTAGTATACATTGGTAGGTCTTATTTTTAGGGAGCATTATAGTATTTTCGCGATCCAACGTCTCATTTGTAATGGTAAGGATATGACGAGTTCGGCTTTTCAGTTCTTCGTAGACATTTTCGTTTTTTTGCCAGTGTTTGTCTCGCGGGGCTAGCAATATAACGGGGAACTCTTCGTCCAATAAAGCGAAGGGTCCGTGTTTTAAACTACTAGACGAATAACCTTCCGCGTGTAAATACGCTAATTCTTTCATTTTTAACGACGCCTCTTTTGCACTATATTCGTCATACTCTTTCCCTAATATAAAACAATGGTCTTTAAACATAGGTAAATAGGGGATCACGTCTACTTTCAAGGCTTGCGCTATTTGTTCGCTTAATTGACCCAAGTCTTGTATGACTTTTCTATGGATGGATTGTAACCCTCGTTGTAATTGAGAAAACCACAACGCAATCATAGACAAGAGAACCACCTGTGACACAAACGATTTGGTAGACGCCACACCCACTTCTCTACCCGCGTTCAAATAACATCCAAAATCTACTTCGCGCGCGATCGCCGAATCCACTTTATTGATTACCCCGATTTTTATGTGGTCTTGTAACAAGTCTATACATTTATGTAGGTCTTTGGTTTCGCCCGACTGAGACACCAATAGAAACGCGCATTTCCCCTTAGGAATATCCGAGACGCTAAATTCACCGGCATCCAAACACTGGACACTTACAAAATTACACCAAGTTTTTATATATTTACAGCCAATACACGCCGAAAAATACGACGTCCCACATCCTAACAATATAATATGTTGTATATCTGACAACAGTTCTTTGTTCAACCCGCCTAAAAAAATGGTCCCGTCCAAATGATAACGGCTTCCGTGGTTTGTCACGTGATGAATCGTTTGCGGTTGTTCGAATATTTCTTTTTGTGTCCAGTGTAAATAGGGTTCATGTGTATAGGAAAATAGTTCATCTGGTACGGTCTTTAATTCATACGTATGATGAGTGTTTATATGTATTGTATCTTGAACGTAGTCTATTTTACAGACGTCGTTTGATTGTAGTTCTATATAATGATTCATAATTCCACAAAACCCGCTGTATTCCGACGAGACTAAAGCAAACTCTCCGTTGTGGCTCACTAACAAGGGGCTTCCATGACGTACACAATATATAGTATGTTCTTCTTTTAAACATTGGATACATAATCCCCACGTCCCTTCCATCTTTCGCGTGACCCATTGTATGGACTCGAGGACGTTATACTTGTGCGAATAATATTCCAATAAATTGACAATGACTTCGCTATCGGTTTGGGAATAAAATACAAATCCTTTGCTCGTCAAAAAGTCTTTCAGTATTTTATAATTTTCAATAATGCCATTGTGTACGAGCATAAACTCTCCATTTTGACTTCGGTGCGGATGGGCGTTTTCTATTGTTTTGGCGCCGTGGGTTGCCCACCGCGTATGCCCGATGCCGTTTAGAGAAGGCGGGTAGTCTATATTACTCAATTGTTGTACCGAATCTTGGGAAGCATATTTTTGTAGAGTCCATTGTCTTTGGTATAGGAGCGAGATACCGGCAGAGTCGTATCCCCTATTTTGTAATTGCTTTAATCCATTTATAATAAAGGGCGAGGCTTCTTTCCCAATACAGGCGATGATACCGCACATTATATCTATATTTATATATATTTAATTTCTTTCTATAAACTAATGGACGAAGAATATACACAAAAAGGTGGAGAAGTGGAATCTTTTTTTTCTTATATGATTCAATTGTCTCAAAAAGATAAAAGCGAGTTATTAAACATAGTCCAGTATATCACGTTGGCGATTGTCCCCATTTCTTTGGTTGTAAAATTAATGAAAATGTATTTGCCTCCTTTTGACGATTACAAAGGAAGCCTTGAACTATTGATGGAGGTTATCTTACAATTGGTCGCGTTACTCCTATTGTTTTGGTTTATTCACAGATTTATTGTATTTATACCTACTTACAGCAAAGAATCGTATAGTTCGTTAAATGTATTTCATTTTATAATTCCCTTTATTTTTGTATTGTTTACGTTGGACACCACCATAAGCAAAAAAGCGAGTCTGTTGCTAAATCGCGTGTTCATTTATATCGGTATTGAAAAGGAAGCGATGCAGTCGCTGGACGACACGGAAGAGATTTACACCCCCCCGAGTATACAAGTGCCTTGTCCGGGACCTATGAACAATCCTTACCCGCAAAATACGAAAGAAGAGAACGGTAAAAATTACAACTATGAAAAACCGGACAAGGCACTTCCAAGAGAACAAGGACCTATGGCGGCAAATGAGGCGCTCGGTTTATATGCCTTTTAAGAAATCCATTTAAGTATAGTATAGTTATCTATATATGAACGAAGAACTGAGCGAATTCGTGAAAGAATTAGACGAAAAAAAAATGATAGATTTAAATTCGTCTATTATCAAAGCCTCTAAACAAGATATATTAAAAAATATGGGATTTATTGGGAAAGAAATAAAGACCTATCAGACTCTATTGAAAGACTATAGGTTTATTGACGAATTGGATGAACTCTCGTTAGGGCATCACATTCGTTGGTTTAATATAACGCGACCAGACCATCTGGTTTTAAATAAAGGAGCCATGCTCACCAAAATAGAATATAAAAACAATGAAATTCTATTGTTATGTAAAGGATACAATAGACGATACTTTCAATTAAAGATGAACGACCTTATATTGTTTCAAAAATTTACATCCCAAGAAATAGTACTTATAAGCATCTTAGATTACATACAAGAGAATCATTCGGTGTAAGATTTCTTGTTTTACGGAAGGGTTTGATGAAATGTCGTTTTGTATTGGAACCAATATATTTATGTTTGCTAAATGTAAAATGATACAAAACGGGCACACTATGCTGAAACATATGTTTATTTAATAAAACATTTGTTTTTTGTTTGATTTTGTATATAGACTTGGGTATATCCTTATTATAATATTTTAATACATTAATACATTCATAAATAGATAATTGTTTTGTCATTAATATTATATATAGATAAAAAAATGAATAGACATATTATATTTGATTTAGATGAAACCATAGGTTTTTTCAAACAATTCGTATTCATCTTAAATATCGCGGAAGCCACGACTACCCCCGATTATGATATATATTTTGAATTATTCGAAGAGTGTTTCAGACCCCATATATTCGACATTTTCCGCTTTATATTAAAAAAGCGTCAGTCTAAACACCTAAAATATATTATTCTTTATACCAACAATAAACAAGATTTTTTTATTCAAAAAGTGATTCGCTATATGAATAAAAAAACGAAAGCCGTCTGTTTTGATTATATCATTACGTTCAATACCAAAAGGCTTCATAAACACAAAAGTTATGAAGATTTATTACATTGTGTTCCTACGTTGTCTCGAAACGACGAATTGCTGTTTATAGACGATAAAGCCCATACGTATATGAAACATCCTAAAGTCGTTTATTTTAAATGTGAAAAATATATCCGCCAATGGACACGCGAACGTATACAAAAAACGTTAAGCTCTATATTAACGGATACAACCGTGGCACAAAAACTAAACGCCTACGTGTTTTTAGAAAAAGAACTTCCTAAAAGTATTTACGAAGGTATGAGTAAAAAAATGCTTCACACGATAGAAATATTCATATACGGAAACGCGTTGTTTTAAGGTTCGCGCACTAGGGTCGTTGGACTCTACGAACCTAGGCATCCAATAATAAGGGATTACATGTGTATTCCTTCCAAACGAATGGATAAACAGATCCATGTAATAACTTTTTTCGTTGGTGAGGTCGCTTCGGTTGGTATAGTCTTTTAGATGTTGCTGTATGATTAAATACCACGAATTCTGTGGACTACTTACACCATCACTGAACGCCTCTTTTTTGCGCCATACGATCGTAGACGGCAAAAGATCGCTCGATGAAATGGATCGTCGCATAAATTCCTTTTCTGTGCGCCCCCTTCTATAAGAAATGGGGATAGACAAATAATAGGGTACCAAGTCTTTGTCTAAATAAGGGGTCCTAGATTCCAACCCATGACTCGAGATACAACGATCGCTGCGAAGTACATCAAAGTAATGAATATCTTTTAATAATCGGACACATTCATTATGAAAGTCTTCGTTGCTTTTACATGCGTTAAAATACAAATACCCTCCCATCAATTCGTCTGCACCGTCTCCGTTCAAGACGACTTTAAAGTCGCTGGTTTCTTTGATATATTTACCAATCAACCAATTCCCTACACTCGCACGGACGGTTGTAACATCATAACTTTCTATGTCTCGTATCACATTGGGGATGGCTTGTATAAACTCTTCTTGCGTCAAAACGACTTCGTGGTGGTTGCTTTTAATATGTTGGGCGACTAGATTCGCATAATATAAATCTTCGCCGCCTTTCATTCCGATAGAATAGGTCGTTAAGGTTTCGCCTTTTTCACGATAATATTTGGACGCAATCGCGCAAACCAAACTACTGTCCAGCCCGCCTGACAACAAACAACATACTGGACGCTCGCTTGTGGTAAGTCGTTTTAAAACCGCTTTTTCTAATAAGTCATATACGTTTTTATAATGCTCTTCTTTGGTCGCCTCTGAAAAAGAGACCTTTTCAACATAATTCGTTTGTTCCTTTTTCTTGAATCCTTCGTCAAAGTATGTAAATAGAGTATACGTACCCGGCTTCACTTGCTTGACGTAGGACGATTCTTTGGTAAGACTTTCTAAGACCGACGAAAACATATACCCGGCTTCATTCACACCTTCGTATAGCGGTTTAAGACCATAGGCGTCCCTTACTACGATGACGTTTTTTTGTAAGGCGTCGTAAAGTATAAATGCAAATTCGCCGTCTAGTTTTTCAAATGCTTTACACCCATATTCTTCGTATAAATGTAAAATGACTTCGCAATCGCTTTGCGTCTGTAAAGTATAGGGCGCAGACAGTTCTTTGTGATTAAAAATCTCTCCGTTACAAATTAAACTATAGTGTTTATGAATGAGTGGTTGATTCGAGGCTTCGTTTAAGCCGTTGATGGCGAGGCGATGGAATCCCATATAGAGTTGTTCGTCAACCTTTGTAAATACATGCGATTCGGGACCCCGTTTTGAACCCAGCGCGCTCAACATTTTCAATTGTTCTTCCCCTATACGATTGTTTAAGTACGCAAATATGCCGCACATTAGGTTTACATATATTATTTATTTATATTCTTATTTATATGGAACAAAATCGACCCTTTGTCTCTCGATTGGGGTTTAGACCCACCGCGACCAAATACACCGACTTCAAAATACCTGACCCCCTAGTGGCTGAGACCACCAACCAACTAGTCGATTTAGAAAGCCAATTGCGTAATCAGACTATGGCGTTACAACGAGACTCGCAAGCGACCTATGTCCCGACCTCGCAAAGCGAATTATATCATAATCCGATGCAATATACAAAAGAATATACATCATATACGCCAAGTGCAGACTATAAAATCCCCTTGTGTAAAACCTTGGATCCTAACTTATTTCATAATTCGACACGATATTATTTAAAAAAAGAAATATAATATATGTATCACGATTACATAGCTAGAAAGATCCCCGCGCCTATTTCGTCCGAACGTTCATTTCTTACACACAAAGAAACCTTGACGCGTATCGTGAACCATATGGTCCAACCCAACGCAAATGACACGTATCCAGAGTATTATATTTATAAAGATATATTGGATACCTTTACAGAACAATTGGTTCGTTTAGAGACACATTTAAACGAGCCACACCCCATTGCCGACGTATCGGACAGTTTTATAGAAGAATATAAAATAATGTTTATAAAACCAAAACAAAAACCCGTTTTGGACTTATTAAAAAATAGAAATACTATATATGAAAACCTTTAAGTATTTAAAATGTCATCCTAAATATAAACACATCAAAACGTGCATCGACGACAAATTAATTTTAAACATGAGAGATATTTGGAATAAGCGTCATCCTGACAAAATAATATATTCCAAAAACATAAAACACATTGAGGCGCAATTGCGAAAGTATTTAAGTATATGTAAAGACCAAAAATGTTTATTGAATCGAACCTTGAAAAAGAAATTTAAACTATTCGCGCCTTACAGTCCAAAACAATGGGTGAAAGGAAAATCAGATTGGTTAGACAGTTTGGATATTATGCGCGTGATGAAACAATACGAAGAAGCCTATCCAAACTTTGAGTTCATTGGACCGTCGCCGATGGATTTCGACAGCAAACCCGACGGCGCCTGCGTGTGGTCTGAACTATGTCATTTTAGTATAAAAAAACAACTCGCAAAAAAAAAGAATAAAATAGGCTTCATATTTAATACAGACCCGCACTACGAAGAAGGTTCGCATTGGGTATGTATGTTTATGGATTTAGACGAGAATTATATCTTTTATTTTGATTCAAGCGGAGCACCACCAACCGACGAAATCAATGCGTTTACAGATCGCGTGTTGCCCCAATGTAAAGCATTAAATCGTGATATGCGCGTATATAATAATAAAAATATGAAACACCAATACAAAAGCGGTGAATGTGGAATGTATGCGTTATATACCATCATTACTATATTAGAACATACGCACAACATTCAATATTTTATGAAAACAAAAATACCGGATATAAAAATGAATCAATATAGGGATGTCGTGTTTAATGCGTTATGAACCTATAAAAACAAACGATTTATGTCTATAATGGAAACCTTATGGAACGAATGTTTAAAGCATAATTTGTTCTTGGGGTTTTCAGAAGATGAACTCCCAAACGTACAATCTTTATTTGAACAAACCTATGAAGAAAATAGACACACCACGTCGCCAGAATTTATATCTATATTCAGCACGAAATTGAAACAAAAGAAATTCAACTATAAAGATTTAATCGTTGAAAACAAGCCGACTATCATTGATTTTAGCGACAAGGCAGAAGAAGAACCAATTGCCGACATAGACCGACTGATTTCCGAAAAACAAAAAGAACGCGAACAACTGTATGCAAATCATACCCCGAATCCTGTCTCATCGAATCTTGTCACGAATCCTACCCCGAATCCTGTGTCATCAAATCTTCTCACGAATCCTACCCCGAATCCTGCCTCATCGAATACTGTCTCATCGAATCCTGTCTCATCGAATCCTATCGCCTCTGAAGTAGCGTCTCAAGAACATTATCAATATCAAAATAAGATATTGGAGCAAATATTAGAATCTCAAATTAAAATATTAAAATATTTACAAAAAAAATAACTTATATGTATAATGAAAAATAAAATACATACGCTATTATTTATAGGTTTTTTTTGTGTTTTATTATATTCGGTGCTGTATTTTATAAAAGAAGGTTTTTCTGAAAACGATAGTTATGGACAATGGGAATTGTTGTTGAGACAAAGTTACAATGAACAGTTTACAAAAAGTCCATTCGGTGGAACGTCGGTCAATATGGATGCGTTATATGATTACAATGGTAAAATAACGGAGCCGAATTATTACAATCAAAAATTATTATCGACCTATGATTTTAGTAGTAATATTATATTTAAACTAAATATATATGACTTATACGAAGACACGATGCCCTCTTCTACTATGACTTGGAGTCAGCAATTTTCGGGCAATTCGCCGGTCGGCGTGGTGAATCGAGACACTACGTCTGCCTTTAAGGGTATAGAAAAGGGAACGACAACGGACTTTGTATTCAAGCAAGCGGATGAAAATAATTATATTCTAGGCGCCTCAACAGAATATTTAGGCGATAATAAAATACCCGGAACTTCCGAAGATACCTTTGTCGAAAAAACGGAATTATATTTATGGAATCCGCGCCCTAAAAATAAAAATACATTTAACGGTGATTTCTCTAAATGGGCTATTCAAAAAGTGGATATGGACAAGACCGCGCATAAACTCTTTTGGAATAAGAGCGAGGGGGTTAGCGGAGAAATAGATGATGACGCGCGGTACTCTTATTGTTTTGGTAAGTTAAGATGTAATGATAATACATATTCGCCTATCAAAAACACGGATGGTACGTACAAGCCTTATTGTAACTCGGACGCAAGTAATAATCCCGTTTATTGCGAAGGATCGTTTTTATACAATACAGATTCCGCTTCGTTAAAAAATGTATCTATGGGTACGTTAAGTTATGATATGATGGGAAAATATGCTTCTTATACGGATCTAAGTCATAGCGCTCATTTTAATTTATTTAGAGGTTTAACTACTCCCTACGCGAAAGATTATATCGACCCCGAAATTAGCGGCAACGATATCATTATAAATGAAAACAATAAGTCTACGTTCCATATATGCGATTTTTTAGACAATCAGAATCTGGACAATGGAACCAATCTACAAGAAGAATGCCAAGCGGATCGTAAATATATAAAAAAAAACGGTAAAAATTGTATTGCCGATTTCGGAGACACCATAGATTCCAAATATGCAAACTACGTTTGTGAGAAAAACGAACGATGTATTGGGTATAATTGTGGTTCTAATTTTGGTTCATGTACACCGACATTATTATAGTCTATTATTATAATGAAAATCCTCTGGTTATTATTTATTTTTGTTTGTATAAGTTTTTTAGTGTATAAAGAACCTATGTCTGTTTTTAATAGTTCTTTAACTTTTTCATTGCCTACAAAAATAGATAGATACGATTGTAGCGACGCAACGCATCAATATTGTTACAACGGCGATTTAATTAAAACAGATATATTTGGAAATAATGTGGCATTAGAAGGGGAAGACTACTTACATGGTAAAACCTATACGCACCAAGAACGCCCCCGCGTTTATATAAAAGATTTTAATACAACCGTTCCGAAGGGTTCTAGTAAAACGCGCGATGTGTTTTATGACCCCTATAAAACATGTAATAACAATTATCCTTGGCGTTTAGACCTGAGTTCAAATACTACAAGCAACCACGCGTGTACGTCTACAAAAGATATAGAGAACTATAATACATGCGTGAGTTATGAAAAGCAATGTCCGTTCAAAGATATTTTAATGGAAGAGACCATTCAATACGTGGCATACGATTGCTCCGATGGCATCAATGTAAAGAATGCGTTAACCGACGTAGATGCCGAATGGGTGACGAATACAATGGAAATAGGGACATATAAAGATACCTCTAACCGAGCACTGAATGTTTACAAAGGTAGACAAAATACCAAAGGCGAAAACTATGACTCGGAAAAATGTAGCGAAGCTTGTACGGGTTATAACTATTATGCTTTACAACACGGAAACCGAGGCAATCCGCAGTGCTTTTGCGGAAATTCACTTGATCAGGCGACCCAATACGGACCCAAAACATGCCCTAAAACAGGCGGTAGCTGGTGTAATTCTATTTATAAAAATGTATGCGGATTTAAAACGGTGGATAGTCAAGAATATTCGAATTCTTGTTATAAAGAAAAGGATATGTGGGTAGTGAATAATATGACGCCCGTCGAGGAGAAATGTAAACAAACTTGTTCGACGTCGTATTACACCACCCCGAAAGGAGATGTGTCCAATTGTTTTTTATACGAAGCCCAAGCCAGCTACGAATATGATTTTTATAAAGGTACATCTAATACACCTCCTACAAACCCCCTTTTTTCTGCCTATAAAGACGTAAGTAAACGCGAAGAACTCGAAGAAAATGATATCGTAAAAATTCGTAATTCACCCGTAACCTATTCTGTGCCTTTGTGTAGCGAAGAAAAGCCCTTTTACGCGAACGGCGAGTGTCGTCCGAAAGATACAAAGGAGATCGACAAATCTTGTAATGAGACTACACCGTATAGGGTGAACGGATTATGTGTAGACGGTGATACAGCCTTAGAGGCGATTGAAAATGGATGTAATCAAAAAAACCCGTATAGAAAAAACAATATATGTTATGCTTCTCCGGAAGATTCTGCGTCTGAACAATATACGTTTAGTCATTCTTCTGGAGAGAATTGTTATGTAAAGGAAGTAGACTATGGTATATCATGTGAAAATATGTACAGTATCCAATCGGATATATCTATGTTATATAATCCGATTACAAACAATTATATCGGGGATTTACATACGGGCGATTATTCTTATATAGATTGTACAGGTACTTTAACCAAGTGTATGAATGAATTTCCGTATGAAAAAAATGACAAAAACGAATATGTTTTGCCGATAAAAACATATGTGGATAAAAATATTCCGGTCTACACACGAGCACCAGATTACATTGAACCTGCGTTTACAAAATACACCAACCCCTATAATTCAGATATTCAACATAGTTTATTCATTCAATGTAAGCATAATTATTCCAAACGTTCTCCCAAAATAAATATGTGTCCTGAGCAAATGCCTATTTGCGAAGGATACGAAACCGACCAACAATTTGGTTTATGTAAAGAGACAAAACATGCACCCCAAAGCGTCGTAGCGTCTAGTAGACATGTTTTGACGTGCAAACATAACTATGACGCCAACAAAGCCTCCCCCAACATGTGCCCGTATACTTTACCCTATTGCGAACAAAACGAATGTAAACAAAGTAGTTTATATAATTTGATTGCCATTTAATACCCCTATCTCTTCACCCGTTTCTTTTATAAATACTTTAGGAGGGGTGGTCCGATAGTCTATGACGACCAATGTTAATACCCCGTTGAATAAGAGCTCTTTTTCAACAAATAGATTGTCTTCGACTTTTTTCTTGACGGGTGCCTTTTTATAATCTAACGCATAGGCGTCTTTGTCTTTTTTATTATTTTTTGGGAATTTAAAGCATTTCTGCTTCGACGGCAAACAATCTATAGCGCTTTCTTTCAGTGTACTTAAAAACGATTCGGCTAATACTTTCTTTTCTTCCATTATTTTAAGTAAAAACTCATCCGTAGAAATGTCCTTTTTATCCTCTTTTATAGAAGATATATAAAGATATACTTGGACGTTTTGTTCCTCTTTATCCAATCGGTTATGACTACAAATTCTTCTTGCCCGACCAATCACTTGTTCCAACCGAACATTGTGCCAATAAGGTTCGGTAATATGTACGTAGCGCACGTTTTGTAAATCAATGCCTTCCGCACCAGAAGACGTAATCATCAATACGTTGATAAGAGAACCGTGTAAATTATCGGTCTCTTTGTAGAGGTCTTTTAGTCTGGTCTGGATAGCCGGAGATAATTTGGATAGGTCGCTATTGTAGATATTTCGTATAATTTCCTTTTCTTCTTTTTCTTCCGTACCGGTATACAAGGCAAATACCCGCGTTTCAGTGTAAGACGTTTCTGGATAAATGCCGTCTAATTCTATCGTGTAGCTACCCGCTCTCGTTTTAACTAGAACCAATTCTCTAAATCCTTGATATTTCAACAATTGGCGCATCATCTCGATCCCTTCAATGCGTCTAAAACTACTGTATAACAATTGGCACGTATTTCTATCGCGTATAATATGTTCCAAAATAGAATGGAATTTAGGGCTATATTTCATCAATCCCATTTCGCTGTCTTCGTTGGGTTTATCAAAGGCTTTGGATACGAACGAAAGTAGTTCGTTAAAGAAAAGGGTATTTCTATTTAAACTCACCTTTTTCAAAAATGTTTTAATATCGCTATCATACGATTCCGCGCCTTTATTTAGAACCCGATCACCGTCTTCTTCCACACCATCCGCTCGTTTTAACCGATCGTTTAGTTGTATATAATCAAAATCGTCTTCGGTCATTTTTTTAAAATCCGGGAAGGGACGCTTTATGTCGTTGTCGAACACGAAATTACACGCGGCGCGCGTAAACACTTTGTAACTGCCATCTTTTTGGTCGCTCTTTGTGGATTCTTTCTTTTTATATTGTTCATATTCTTTTTTCTGGTGGGAACTCATAGGTATGATTTCTGTCCGCATAGGTTCAAGTCGAGGCATAAGGGATGTTTTGTCTCCTAAATAAGAAATGAGACCCGCGATTCTGGTTTGAAAAAATTCCTTGTTGTTTATCACCCTCAAACCGCCTTGCTTTTGTACAAACAAGCTATTGAACTCTTTTTCTTCGTCGGGGATTCTCTTGTATTTATGAATATGGATTTGTTTGATAGGAATACTTTTTAACGCAAGTTGCAAGACGTCTTTAAAGTCGGTGTCGACGTACAATGCCGGGTTTTCGTATTGGACTTCCCCCGTAGACGTGGCGACGAATCCATATGGGTTCCGCACGACATAAATGCGGTCTAATTTATAATCTATACGATTGTAATCTTCCAACGTTCGCAACGCGTCTTTCAGTATTTTTAGTTCATATTTTTTGGTTAAAATAATTTCATATTCGGTCGTATAGCCTGATACCAAATTAATCATAATACCTAATTCAGACGGAGCGTTTATATAAGGCGTACCCGACAACAAAACCACTTTACAATTTTGTGCATCCATTATACTTTCATACATGTCAGTAGAAACGGACGTTTGTCCTGCCATTAGCTTATTATTTATGCGGCTTATAAAATTGTGGGCTTCGTCTACTACGATTACACTATTGTGGAACGGATTGGTTTTGTGTACTTGTTTCATCTTTTCCCAAGATTTTTTATTGACGCCATTGTAATTTATAAAATTATATTTCATAGAAATCAACACACGTATTAATTCTTGGATTTGTTGCTTGTCTTCCTCTTTCAAAGATTCATAATTGGGTCTGTCTTCTTCTATCAACCAAATACCCTTGTGTTTTTTCATATAAGTTTCAAGTAAGGTTCGGTCGTGGTCTAAGAATAAATAGTCTTTAAACAATTGAAACACAATTTCGCTATCGTGTTTGACTTTCTTCCAATGATGCTTGGTTTTAAATAATTTGTCTCCACAAAAAGACATTTGATTCCTATAGTTTTCTTGTAGCGAGGCGGGGGTCAATATAAATATCTTTTTGTCATGTTTCATTCCTTCTAAAATACCAATCGAACTGCAAGTTTTACCCGAACCCAGACCGTGGTATAACAACAGACCTCTATAGGGTGTATAACTATTTAAGTAAGATTGAACGATTTTCTGATGTTTTAACATAATAAAATCGGAGGATTTGTCGCAACTATCCACTTCGTCGTCTTCGTTGTATAAATCTTCTAATAAAGAGTGGACGGAATCCATAAATCCATATTGGCGGTCTAAATAGAAGTCTTTCTTTTCTATTTTGAATACATCGGGGGTATATAGCGCATAGTCTTTTAACAATTCGTTGTCTACATCTACCAGAGACGGCGCCTTTACAGGTTTGTCGACACGCTCTTTGGGCTCGGTTTTTGCCCACGCTTTGATTTCAGGCTGAGTCAATATGATTTTACCCGATAATACCATCGGCTTTTCTGCAAAAAAAGACGATAATTCATTCAAAGATAATTTATATAAAGAATTCATCACTCGTATAAACGCGTTTAACTGGCTTAATTCGGGGTTCTTATAAACAAGCTCCACCGATTGGTTCATATTATTATATTACTATTTTTTATTAATTCATTTACACATTTAATCACATATAATTTTTCTACGTTATAAGGTCGAATGAACAAGACACATTCGTCGTAAGTACACCATTTCATATTGCCTATTTCGCTTTTTTGAAATTTCGCGCGATATAGTGTAAACGGCATAAATCCAAGATAATATTTATGCTTATACGATTTTAAATTAGATCCTGTGAATACTTCTTCAAACGGCACCAAATTATGCATCAAGACGATATGTTGTTTAAGATAACCGGTTTCTTCGCTAAATTCCCTTAAGGCACACTCGACGTCTTTTTCTTTGTAATTTCGTCGTCCTTTTGGAAACCCCCATTCCGGTAACACCCACCCCGATTTTCGAAACAAATAGGCTTTATGTTTTAATACAAACAGCATTTTCTCTTTATGTCTAAGGTCAAATGGTATATTCTTTTCGTTCCATAATTTAGTCCATAAGGTTTCGTAATTATGATTTAAAATTTGGTCGATTTCATAATCGGTCATTTCTTGGATAATATTTTTTAAATGATACTCGTTGTATTCGTTGTATTTACCCCGCAAAAAATCTACATACCCTAGTGAATCTTTTCGCTGTATTAATAAATATTCGACGACGCCTTGACGTATCCGATAACATATGACGCCCAAGCTTGTGATGGGTCGCTTACAATTATAAAATAAATGTCCATAATTTTCGCAATTGTTGCATAAAGGTTTAGGTTTACCTATCATAATTCTTATTATATTTTATTATTTATATGATTACTATAAATATAGATATCGTGTTCCAATATTTATATTTTATTACGCGTCAATACCAGCCCAGCGTCCCCAATAAAAAGAAAATAAAACAACTGATAGAATGTATGCCCTATTTTTTGCCCACCCACAAAGACCAACAATTATTTTTTGAATTGTTTCAGCAAAATTCGATCGCCAATTACGACACAAATGACGCGATGGTTATATATGGGTATATCATTTACGAAGAGTATCACAAGCGTAAACAATTGCCTTATTTAGATCGTCATCATTATATTCTACATTACGACCATATCATGTTTCCAACGAAAGAGCCTTCTTATTTAATCTTTTGTATTGTAATAATTTGTCTCGCCTTTATATATGTCTATTAAGCTATGGATTATTTTTTTTACGGGATTGTGTATGTACGACTCCTATCATGAGCATTATTATTTTAAACGTTTAAAAACCTATCAAAAATATTATAAAATGGCGGGGATCGCGGTATTCGGGTTAGGTTTATACGCGATGATAAACAAGGGTGGGCAGATGGATTCGGCATCTGTGTTGAATAATTTTATCAAAGTATTGCCTATCGATCGAGACACCAAAGACATGTTTACCCCGTTTATACCCAACGCGAGCGAACATAAAATGTCTACGTCAGGCACGTCTACGGGCACAAAAAGCAAGCGGAGCGTCAGCGAAACCAAGAAGAAATATGTCGCCTCGTTACAAAACTGGTTATGTGGCGATTGTCAGAAACAATTGCCCGCTTGGTTTGAAGTAGACCATACAACCCGTTTAGAACACGGTGGTACAAATGAAATCAGTAATTTAGTCGCCCTTTGCCGTGATTGCCACGGCAAAAAAACCTCGTTAGAAAATATGTCCTAATATATAATGATTGAAATTATACTGTTTTTTTTAGTCGGTTACGCTATAATACTACTAAATCCTTATAAAATAATGGACTATATATACGCTCCCATTATTTTGTTCTTTTGTATGGGCGGGATATATTTATTCTTTTCTACCAAGAGTACGATGGATCTGTTTGAATTTTCGAAACAAATACTTACATATCTCTCTATTTTTTTAATCTGGATTATTTTATTTTATGTAGCTCGTGCGGTTTTATTGTATTCGATGCGCCGTTCTTTCTTCCTGGTGTTCTTATTTTATATGGTCGTTACGGCAATTATATATAAGATGGGTGCATCGCCGGGCGCCGCGGACGTAAACGACCTTTTACAGTTAACGCGATACTTGATTTTTTATATTCCTTGTTTGTTTGCCGATACGATTGAGTATTTTGTAGAAGACGCGAAAAAAACAAACCAAACCACCTATATTCTGGGATTTCTGCTCCTTTTACTGATAGTCTATTTTTTTTATCCGATTCGCCACACCGACGGTCGCTTGCTGATTGACGGTAAAACAAAATTAAATAAGAGCGTATTGAGCCTTAATTTAGAAGAGGTTCAACGACCCCTAGAAGGATTTAGGTCTCTCAGTGACAAAGATTTAGAACGAGATACATTGCCCACGTTAGAACTTTCACCCGACTTAGAATGGCTGAAAGATTTATATCTATCTTTGAAATACGATTTCTTTATGATTCCGAAAGACACAGACCAAGTGACCGGGAAACCTCTGTATACCTATCAATATGGTATGTCGTTTTGGTTGTATTTAGAATCCGAGGTGTTGGCAGAGACCCGAGACAAAGCCTTAATTATGAGTTTTGGTTCTAGACCTTCTTTGTTTTACGATTACAACAGAAAACAACTCGTTATAGAAGTAACGGATTATGTGGGGTCTGAATTCAAACAAACCCGCGTCTATTATTCGTCGAATATATTATTTCAAAAATGGAATCATATTGTTATGAATTACGTGAACGGACAATTTGACTTATTCATAAACAATGAATTGGTTGCCACACAGTCGAACATAAGCCCCTACATCAACGCAACCGACCTTTTACAGGTGGGTTCGGTTGAAAATTCCGACTTAGGTGGTATAAGTCAATTCAGATATTACGACACACCTTTGTCTCAAGATAAAATAAAAAAAATCTATTCGGATTATAAAATAACCGATTAATATATGTTCTCTTTTCATTTTATGCTTATTTCTGCGCTTGTCATACTTACGCTCTATGTACTTTTTACGAATCAAATCGGTAGTCGTAGTAAGATTGTAATTGTAGTATTTTTAGCTATTTTAGGTATCGTCCTTATGAACCTAACGAATTATTCCAATGCTTTGGTGTCGTCGTCTAAAGACGCCAAACAAGTCATTCTTATACCCAAAGATAGTCTTCTAAAATCTAGTGGAAATTACTCGGTGTCTATGTGGATATACATCGAAGATTGGAACTATAAATTCGGCGAAAAAAAAACGATTTTCCGGCGCGAAAGCAACTCAAAAAAACCCCATATTTATTTGGATCGCTATAAAAACGACGTTATAATTGATTTTGTAGTCAACGCCATTAGCGGGGAAGAGTTAACCCTCACAGATAATTACGACAAATCGCTGGAATGGTGTATAAACAATAGTGAACTAGACTTGAGTGAAAGTATACAATGCGATTACGATTCAACAGAAGGAAAATATATGCCCAAAGAAAACGGGGTCAGTTGTAAAAATGGATCCTATCAATGTTTAGACGGCACCGCGCCCGACTTGGACGATATTACATGCTTACAAAAAGACAATGAACAAAGTGCCACCTTAAAAAATGTGCCTTTACAAAAATGGTTTAATATAACGTTTGGATTTGGAGACAACCATACAGATATTTATTTAAATGGTAAATTGGTTCAAACCAAATCATTCTCAGGCGTACAATATACATCCGAACAAAACGATTTTCAAATTTGTCCAGACGGCGGATATAGTGGCTCGATTTCAAATACCCATTATTTTAATTATTTGGTGTCTCCCGACAAAGCCTTCCGTATTTACAAAGAAGGACACCAAGACGTTGTAGTCGGTTCTTTATTTGGTAAGTATAAAACTGCGGTTACCTTTTACGAAGATAATAATGAAAGAGCGAAATATTATATCACCTAATTATAATGTCTAATGTAACTCCGGCAAACGCAACGAATGTAAAAGATTCCGTAATGAGCGCCGTAACGCCTATAAAAGATGCCGTAATGAGCACCGTAACGCCTATAAAAGATGCACTAATGAAAGCAGTGAATTCTGTAAAAGAACCCGTGAAAGAACCCGTGAAAGCATTAAATTCTAAATATACTTCCTTTTTGCAATTCAACTCCACTATAAGTAAATTTGTATTTATACTATTGATGCTGATTGTATTCGTATTATTGTTTCAATTTGGAATGTTTCTATTAGAACATACGTACGGGACAAAAAGAACGCCTTACGTGATGAAAGGTATGATCGATAGCGATAGTGTTCATGTTGTATCCAGCAATCCGAATGTATCTAAATCCATACCGATTCTTCGGTCGGTCAACGAACTCACAGGAATAGAATACACGTGGGCGTTATGGGTCTATATAGAAGACCCGTATCTAAACGCCGACCAAAGACACAAACGTATTTTTTCCAAAGGGACGTATACGATGAGCGATTCTATCAAAAACAAACTATACGATATTGCCTTTTTAAATAATTCACCCGGATTATATTACAACGCCGAAGACAATAAAATAGTATTGGTTATAAATACATATTCTGACAATGAAAATATTTACGAAACCATCGAGGTAGATAATATGCCCATAGAAAAATGGGTTAGCTGTGTCATTACTTTAAAAGATAGAAAAATAAATATATTTATCAACGGCAATATGTCCAAAGAATATATATTGAAATTTGTTCCAAAACAAAACTATTACGACACGATTATTGGAGACAAAAAAGGATTTGGTGGCTTTATTTCAAACTTGCGTTATTACGACCACGCGATTAGTGCCGACGCCATACAAAGCATTATGCACGACGGACCCGATACCAAGAAAGAAGTCTCTTCTAAAGTATACGATGCGCCGCCGTGGTTATCTATGAATTGGTATTACAACTAATTCCTCCACCACGCGACTCCAGTCGAAGGGGGCGTGTTGACGTAGTAGAGTCATCTTTGGATACCACCTGGTAGTCTTTTCTTTGCCCCAACGCCAATCACAACCAGCCGTTAACAAGGTGTAACAAGGTACATCCAGAGTCCCACACATATGTGCCAACGAAGTATCGGTCGTTATGACCGCGTCTACAGATAGTATAATAGACATACTATGTCTAAAACATTCTTTTTTATCTACCTCTAAAATAACGACCTTGTGTTCGCGCAATAGTTCCCTTTCGTGCGAAGTGATATCTTTGGCGATCGTGATACATTGAACGTCGGTGCGTTTGAACAACGGCACCAGCAAGTCCAGTTTTATTTGTCGATTGTGTTCTTCGTGCTCGTTTTGAGGATTCCCTTTCCAATGGACAATTATATGTTTTTTATCTTTGGGTAGTTCGTCCATAGGATAATACGGCAAAGGTGGGAAATACTCTATATAAATATCTTTGTAATCCAATTGTAACAAGACGTATAGTCTTGAAATATTGATATGGTAATCAAATGGTGGTAATAGATGTTTATTACTGTAACGCCAGGTTTCAATAGAGTTGGAATCTTTATGGATCGACTCGTATATCCAATATAATTCATCGTATATTAAAAATAAAATGCGTTGGTCGGAAAATGTCTCGCCTAGTTTTTTCATAAAGCGCGCATACATAATATTATCACCCAAACCGCCACTCATATACACCAAAAGAGTTTTGCCCTTGTCGCCTGGTTTAAACCCGCTCATGGTCTCCGGACGAATATTTAAATGGTCTACTTTGACCTGGTTCATATAAATCGTATATGTATACGATTCTTTATAACATTGTCGGTTTAACAAATACAGCCCGTAATTTAAAAACACATTTTCTTTCCACTCTTTTTCTACTTCAAAAAAACGAATATATTGGTCTAATTTATAAGCATATTCGTTTTTTACATTTAAATATTGGCATATCGTATTATGTCTAAAATATAAAGTGATAGAAAAAATACGATTCAAATGTGTGTTTTTATATTTACAAGCCAAATAGCGGCTAAGGCGCAAGGAATCCATCGTATTTTGTTTATTTCCAATACACAACGCGTTTAAACAGGCTTCGTCATGTTCGGTCGGCGGGTCGTGTGTGTATATAATAGGCTCGTTAAGCGTATTGTAGACATCTTTACCTAACATGTATTTTATTTATATATCTTTTCTTCTATAATATACGAGTCATATAATTCATTTATGTGTCTTTTCAGTCTATATCTTTTGTCATTTTGGACATGTATATTTTCCGCGATGGAAATATACTCTTCGTCGTATTCTTTGGATTTGCTTTTTTGTCGTATTTTATCTTCACAATCCCATAAAGTTTGATTGATCGTATATAACTCCATATATAACTCATGGAAAGACGCGTCGTGTTTCTTATAAGGCGCGAGCAACTCGTATTCGTTTTGTATCGATTTGTTTTCTGGTGCGTGTAATTTCTTCAGCTCTAATATAGTTATTTTGTCTACAATTTCTCCATACGAACAATAGATCTTAAACATAATGTAGGTTATTTTCTTTTTTCTACTAGAATGAACGAAAGAATATAGACTAATTTGTCTCTTTATTTTACAGAACGTCGTTTAATATTTGGCGTATAACCAATTCTAATATCGAAAAAGAACCGATTTACACCTTTGAACATTAAAACGCCGATTTTATCTTTGTATTATATAAATGAAATCAAGTTTATATAAAAGACAAATTATTATGTTTATCGTAATGGTGATTATTGGTATGCTATTCAATCCTATGAACATATTAGCATATAGATTTACAGACTTATATATATCACAAACACTATTTTATGGTGGTTTATTAATGGCTTCAAATATGATATGGGTACACGAGATTATTCATTATTTATCAATGGGGCATTTTAATATGTTAGTTTTCTCTGTTGGAATTATTTTATCTATTGGTGTATCAATACTATTACGACAACAATTATTCGTTGATGATAAACAATGGTTAAGAAGAATGATTAGTCATCATTCTACCGCATTAACAAC